ACTTGCGAACAATGCGGACACCAAAATTAGCGGCAGGCGTAACCAGCGAAACAATGTCGCCCGGTTCGAGGTGCGACCATTTACGAGTTGTCGAAAACTTGCGCTGGTTACGAGCGACCCATGCCTCAGTCAACAGTATTTGAGCGGCATCGGCTGCGCGCTGATCGGTCAGGGCAACAGGGATATCCAATTCGATGACCTGCTCACTGCCTGTGGTCATCCGCCTGGCGCTTTGGGCACTCACCTGATAGTCGGCCCCTGTGCTTCTATACCGTAGAGTCAGACGCGCAGGCAGGTCGGTTTCTTGGGAGCGGGAACTTTCGACCAGATCAACCGTATCGTCCGTGGCCGATGCCCCGAGATCGTCTGCCGTGATCGTCGCAACAGTGCTCCCGTTGCGCTGTGAAAATCTCAGCTTGGCGTCTGACTCAACACCAAAAAACGGATACACCCTTGACAGGGCTTCAATCGCCGACCGGGCCGTTTGAGATTGAGAAAGGCCATATCCAACAACAGGGTCGGTGAGCGTGGCTGTATCCAGTTGACCAGCCGTCAAGCCTGCTTTTTGCGCAAGCGACGAAACCACACTGCCAACAGTCCTAGTGGTCGCTGGGCCACCGCTTAAACGGCTGTAAATGTAGATATGTCGCTTAGACGGCGGTATGTCGCCGCTCGACGTATCCCCTGTAATACAACACAACCCGCGATCCGCATAAATCGAAATGTAGTCAGCGACGAAACTCGCCGGAAGAGCCGGGCGGTTAGGCGGTTCGCTTATGTAAAAAGTCATGTGCCGGCGTAAGACATTGTCTTTGCCGATCTTGTAAACGCCTACTCCAGACGACTCCCCAAGCGAAGGAGGGGTGCACCAGATATGCTCCAAGTCGCTTTCCATCATTGCGACGTCGCTCCGGCCAGACCTTTGAGTTACCGGAGATACGCCGAATGCGCCTGCATCTTCGCCGTTTACAAGGCTTGTCGTCCCGCTCCTAACAAGGTCTAGAGAAACACCGTTATAGCGAAACAGAAAAAACTCTGTTGCTGGCCCGGTCAAGTCGGTATCGGTCAATACAACGTAATGGGCAGAATCAACACATGCGATTACCGCGCGGATGATTTTGCTTACAAGCGGCGTGCCGATTATTAAATTGCCAATGCTTTTGGTTTCTTTGTCCACCACATACAAGGCCGGCCTTGATGGGTCGTTTTGATTCCAGTTTAGATTCCCGGTCTCTCCAAGCCGCCATACGCCGTAATCAAAGTTTTGATAAAACGAAGGCAAGTAAAAGTCTGCACTTGTTGGAGCAGACGACCCTATGTAGTTGCCGGCCGAGTCATAAAGCCAAACCGGAGCGGCTATCGGATCGTCTAAAATTCTAGGCTGCTCCGCAATACGAATGAGGCCGCCAGAAAATCCGCATATAACAGTTTGTGGTATCGCTCTTGCAATCGGCGAATTAAAGTCCGTAGCAAGCACTCGGAATCCCGGAGCGATTCCGCCGCTTTCAACTACCTCAAACGTTAGGTTAGGTATGCGGTTGCCAAACTCCGCCAGCTCAAGGTCTCGGAAAACCGCATACGCCAAACCTCTGTATGCCGGCACGTTGCCAACACCGAGAACCGTCTCGATTGCCGGGTCGGGGAGTTGAGTGTTGGAGCCGACATAGACTGTCATAGACTCGCCGACTCGGATACTCCCGGTGATTGCCTCAGCGTCTGCCGTCTCGCTCACGTCGTAGACGAGGCGAGAGTCTGCCCAAATCCTGAGCACTCCAGAGATTGGACCCTCGCACAGACCTACGGCAAAGCTGGCACGGTACGAATACTCAACCGCTGTTTGACTAGGGCCGCCTTTACCCCCGGCGTCCCGTTCGGTTCGTGTCTCGATTAGATCGGTTGACCATATGATGTTGCCGGCCAGCCTCCACGATCCATAAACGACCGGGATCGTTAGCCCGAGCGTGCTTGACTGGACCGACAGCTCACTAAGCCGTGGACCTTGGGAGACAATCTCTTCCGGGAACAACCACCACCCGGCAGCATTGCCGATGGCGGAACCAATGGCCGCGCCGAACGGGCCGCCCACTGCGGCGCCGACCGCTTGACCGGTTAGAGTCAGTACAGCCCGCGCGGTTGAATCACTCACCTACAACCCCGGGCAAAGCGAACGCCGCGACGATCCTCGAGCGCCACGTGTCGTCTAGTTGATGCTCAACTACCGCACGCGCGGGAGCGCTTGCATGAATGACCGAAAAGCCGCCGTAAAGATACGGGGCAACAAACGCTAGGTGAGTTGGGTTTTGTTCGAACCGCATTACAGCAACATCGCCAGCATCTAGGTCGGAGATATTGATGCGGGTCATGTAACGGGTACAAAGATCAATCATTGACCGGCCATCGGCCTGGCGATCATAAGGCGGGAGAGTGATGGACGTAATGAGTCCGACCTCTTTCGCCACCCCCGCGATTAAGCCCACACAATCACAAGCCGCTCCCTTGACACTGGCTTGATGCTGCCAGCGCGTGCCAATCCAGCCACGGGCAGCTTGCACAATGTCACCCCGGCTCGCCATTAGGTGCCACCGTAACGTAAGGTCTTATCGACCCCCGGGACATGCGGGAAGCCGCGGAAGTTGACAAGGTTGTTGAATTTGACCTTGCAGTGATCCGTCGTTTTGTTGCAGCCCTGGACGACCGAGAATTGATCGCCGACCAAAACGTTAAACGGCATGGGCAAAAACAACGTGACGCCGCCAGAGCCCGTATTTGATCGGACCTCCATTTGACGCCCAGTGTTTTGACCCGAGGTCCACGTCAAACGACCTCCAGCATAAACATCTACCGCACCGACCAAAGCAGACGCAACAAACTGCCGGTTATCAGTGACCGACGTGATAGTCCCTGTCCCGGTTACTCCGGCCAGATTGACGCCGCACCTAGAGTCACCCAGGTCCGCATCACAAGTCGGTAAATAGGTCCGGGTGATGGTCCGCTGTAGCGCGTTCATCAGCCCCCTCACCTCGACCTGCCACGAACCTTTTGATCTAGAGACCTCGCCGAATTGCCCAACGCGTAGGACCATCTCGCCCTGGGTCAGGTCAGAAACATTAACGTGAGACACCCGCACTTGTGCGCCATCCCACAAGCCCGCCTCTAGATCGGCCTCGGTGATATCTGGCCCGCTCAACAGTCCGAGCACGTCAAGGTTATCTGTCGCCAAGTCGGAGGTAGATTCAACTGCTGACGCGCTGGCACCAGTTGCGGCTTTGTAAAGCACGCCGCTATACGAGATATCAATATCCGAGTCCGTGAATCCGAATACCTGTTGATCTCTGCGAGTGACGCGGACTATGGTCCTGATCGTCGTGACCGGCTGTGCGATATGGCTAAGTAGACCAGCAGAAATGCTCTTCACGTTCGCAGCTCGATCAAATTGGTCTGCCAACTGTAGAGCAGTTCATTTTGAGTGCGGTCGATAATCTGTATGCGCGCTTCGTCGGATTCAAAGCGGACCGGGACATCGAACTCCCCCGACCACGTAAGGGCGTCTGTCGGTTGAGGAAAAAATCTAGCCGTCCCTCCAGTTGCAGTGAGTCCAGCGGTTGAAGTGCTAATCGTAATGTTAGCCCCACCCACACCAGTTACCGCATGGCTGCGCCCGTTAAGAATGGTTGCAGCGGTGCCGGTCACACCCTCGATCCATATGCGGCCGCCAAGGGCAAGATTAGGGGAAAGGGCGGTTGCCAGCGTCAGGGCGTGCGATGCGCCCACGGTGTGCGTATTGATTACGCGATTCTGGTCATTGACAAACGTGATCACGCCTGTCGTTGTGTCAATTGAGATATTGCCGTTCGCCACGCCAACTGTGACCGGCGATCCGTTGCGCAAAACAATGACTGTCCCGGAGACGGGCTTGCGAATTCGGCGAGCCTCTGCAAACGTGCCAGACCCATAACGACGCATGAGCTGGTAGGTTGCTACGCCGTCACCTGTTCCAGGCGTGCCCTGGTCAATTGTGCCTAGGAACGGTTGCAAAACGCCAGCGGTCGATGCAACTCGATAATCAGACCAATCTCTGAACCTAAACCCATAAGCCGCGCCGCGCATCATCCTGAAAAATGCGAGCAGCTCATCCTTTTGCGCCTCGGTTCTTGGGCTGTGGCTAATGTCGTATCGAGCCCTGGCCTGCGACCAGTTGATGTTTCGACTTTCAAATCCGGCGCGGACGGTAATGATGTCGGTGCTGTACCCCGGCCCACCACTGGCTTGCACCGATATCCGTTCCGGGAATCGCGGGGTTTCCATGAAGGTCATGGGTTATCCGTTCCGCCGTCCGGCCATCGACAACTGACGGCCAACGGCCAAGCCAATCTGATTAGCGGTCTGCCTCGTTACGTTTGTCCCGGGAGGCAGATTAACGTTGATGTTCATGGCGCCGCCACCGTTGGGCACAATCTGCCCACTGCTGCGAGGGACAAACAATTCGGGACCACGTTCTCCTACCAGGTAGCCCATGCCAGCAGCCACAGGGCCGCCCATGGCGCGAGCGCCGCCGAAACCGAACGCACCGCCAATGCTGCCAAGAATACCGCTGAGACTCCCGCCGTCGCCAAGAGCCGACCTTAGCGCCTCTGCTAGTGGCTTGACGATCAAAAGTTGCGTGGTCAGCTTGAGGAGGTCTTTTAACAGGGCGTCGAAAAAGCTCTCGATGTCCAGACGGCCCGAGCTAATCGCGTCCCCTAGGCTACTCGCAAACGTAAGAGCAAGCTCTTCGACTCCATTGGTCACTTCCTTTAGACCGCGCGCGCCCTCGCTGTTGAGGCCGAAAATGCGGCTGTAAGCGGCCTCGAATTCTTCGAGGCTGATAGTCCCCTCGAATAGAGCATCGTCAATCAACTGAAGATCGCGCGCCTGCTGCTCGGCAGCGCTGCGGCCGGTAAGATCGGCCAGACGGCGTTCGCGCTCGCTTACGATTCGGGCGATGTCCTGCTCCAGCCTAAAACGCTCACGCAGGACTGCAATGTCTTTTTCGTACTGGTCAAATAATTCCTTGTTGGCGTCTTTGTTTTCTCGCGTGGCCCGAGTGTTTTCTCGCTTGGCCCTTGCGTTTACAAGGACGCCCTCAGCACTTTGCAGCGCGGCGCGGCCTTCGTTGCTGTACTCGCCGGCACCCAATGCCAGCGCCTCGCGCAATTGACGCTGTTTGGCCGCAGCCTCTTGCACCTGATTGTTAAGGTCTTGGAGGATACGGCCGGGCAAAATTTGGCTAAACGCGCGGCCAAAGTCGAGTCGGCGAATAACATCTATCGTATCGTTGAGGACTGGCAACACCCCGCTCGCCAAGGTGTTCTTAAACCGTTCAAGTTTAGCGCCAAGCTCGTCAAACTCTTTTTGCAGTTTGGCTGCTTCGGTTACGGTGTCCTTAGTCAGACCACTAAACCGCTCTAACCCATCGGCGCCTTGATTGAGTAGCGGGATTAACTTCGCACCACTTCGGCCAAACAAGTCAACGGCCAGCGCAGCCTTTGCCGGACCGTCTTCTAGCTGACTAAACCGGCCGGCGAGATCGCGCAGCACGTCATCAACCGGGCGGATCGAACCGCCGGCCGTTTTGACAGCAACGCCAAAGGCCTTGAAAAGCTGCGCCGCCTCTTCGTTTCCGCTTGCGGCCTCACCCAGACGAACATTAAGCCTGGTAATGGCGGTGCCGAACTGCTCAGCGCTAACGCCAGACTCGCGCGCCGCCTGCTGTAAATTGGATAGCTGAACAGCAGTAAGGCCAAGTCCTTGCGCGGCCTCGTCAAGGTCGTCAATAGACGACACCAGCGAACGCAAACCAGCCAAAGCGGCGCCGCCACCGAGACCCGCCACGCCGGCCGACAAGAGGCCGAATGTTCGGACTACGTTATCTACCGATCCGCGGATGCCCTGCAAAACGCGGGTGGCCCTGTCTTCGGCACTAATGACAACTTTGGCTTCAGTGCTGGCCATGGGCGTGCTTTCGGATCACAAGCAAAAGCTCGGTAATGAGATCAAGGTCATCAACGTCATGCAGCTGGCAGTACAGCGGCAGCGCGGTCGGTTGCCAGCCGCCCAGCCAGTGCCAGGCGTGGGCGGCGGCCAGCGCGTCCAGGTGCCAAGGCGCGGGCGCGGCGATCGCATCACCCAGGCCCATGCCTGCAAGTTTTTGCGCCTCGCCGCGGGATCGCTCCCACGTGAGGCGCTCCATCAGTTTTTTGAGGCGGCCTCAATTCGCTCGCGCCGCTTGGCCAGCGCGTCTATAAGTGCCGCGCGCAGCTGATCGGCGTCGGCGGGCTGGGCGTCGAGCAGCCAGGGAACGAGCTCAGGACAAAAGCCGACCACGGCGTGGTCATCAGCGTTGTCCGTGAACGCGGCCTCGGTCACACCGGCCCAGCCGACTATCGCGCGCTCAAGCTGAGCCCGGAAGAACTCCACCATGCCGAGATCGCCCTCGGAACGCTTGGCCGCCGCAATCTCAAGTTCATGCGGCGTGGGCAACTGCAAAACATAGTTTCGGCTGCCGCACGCCACGGTGAACTGGCGCGCGGCCAGAGCGCGCGCCTTGATTCGCTCAATGTCGCTCACGTTGAGTACCGGACCGGCTCAGCGGAAAAACTAATGTCGATGTTGGCGGTAAGCGGCGCGTTGGCGGCTACGTTGGGCGTGGTCTGCAACGACCAGTAGCCGTTGGCAACGAGGCGACTGTTGTTCGGGAAGATCATCCGCAGCGCCGTGGGGACGGCCGTGCTGGCGGCGGTAGTGACGATGCTGTAGTAGCTCAGCGCCGGATCGTCAAGAACCTGCAACTGAATGGTCTGCGCGCTGCGCGTGGTGGGAATTTGTTTTTGCGTGCGGTCTACGATGGTCGTCACGTCCACGAACTGTTGTTCTCCGCCGCCCGGAGCGATGTTTTGAATCTGCGTAATGTTTGTCCAAGCGGTGATGCGGCGAATACTTCCAGTACCAGCGCCGGCCGCGTAAAGCGACGTGCTGGTCGTATTGATGTTCTCGAACGTGATGTCGTTTGTGGCTACCGTGACTACACGCACGATGCGGCCGTTCAACAAGTCCCACCCGCTGGTTACTTCGAGAAAGTCGCCGACCACAACGCCATGGCCGGCAGCCAGGGTTGCAACCGCCTGCGAGGCATTGCTGATTGCGGTCATGCTGACTGAGGTTCCGTAGGTCGACGCGATGGCGACCACGGTGCCCGTGGAAAGGGTAATTGCCATAATGATGCTCCGTGATGCCGGGTGTAGTCAGACCTTAGAGCAGCGTGCCCGGCGCGTTGCTCGCGGTATAAAGCGGTGGTGAGTTAAAGGTGATGACGGCGCGGCCGATGGGTTGCTCAGCCTCGCCGTCGAACTCAATTTCGGTGCTTTGGTAGGCCAGCAGTATTGGCTTACCTTGTACGGTGAGCGCGACACCGAGCGCCCCTTCGACCTGTTCGCAGATGGTGTCCAGCGTGTTGGCTAGGTTGGCGCCTCGCGCATAGGCCTGCACCTCGACGCTGATGACGCGCGGCACGTAAAGCTCGGCCGC